GGGGTTTCCCCCACCATTTTGTGTGATCGACGTATCGCACGCCTTCTCACCACCCGCGTTGCGGTTTAAACTTGGAGTTTATGATGACGGAAAAAGCCTTCACGATTTATGGTTATGAACCCAGGAACATGGCACAAATGTGCTCTGGTCCTTTGTACAGTAACTATTACGCGACGGCAAAAAGCCAACATCATTTCCAAGTCAATGAGCCCGAGCATCGTGGTAAACCATCTGATTTGATCAATGGTATGACTGCCCTTCCACTTCAATTCGACGAACGTCGAGATTTTGGGTGGATCTGGAAACGTTATGGACAGTGGCCCGATTATACACCGGGCTGCAAACCCTATCTTCGTCCTTATTTTGTTCGCCAACAGTTCGATCCCTCCTTTCAAGGGGAGGAATTAGATTGGAACTGGGAGCTTGCAATTCGAGGAGAGATAGAGCGCATGAGGGTCAACCTCGGCGAGTCTCTAGCTGAGTACAGAGAAACGGTAGCCATGTATGGTGAATTCTCGCATGCCGTAAAACAAACGCGCGATGATATAAAGCAATTCTTGAAAGACTCCCGACATGGGAGCGTTAAAAGGGTTGCTAAATCTCTGAACGCTTTGATTTGCGATGCGAGTAATTTGTACCTCCAATACACCTATGGGTTAAAACCCTTGGCTAGCGACCTTGGTTCTGCCGTCGCGGCGCTTGAAACACGCCTCGAATCGCCCGTGTGGAAGAAAATCACACGAAGCAAAAAGCAGACCAGTGCCGGTGTTATTAATACCGGTTACTCTTATGGTCACTTGGAAGGTACTTGGCAAAGAGCTTATGCTTGTCATGCCTATTTCTATGTCAAATACGGCGGTGGAGAATACGGCGGTGTATCTGCCGGTAATCCAATTGAATGGATTTGGGAGATAATCCCTTTTTCATTCATCGTCGATTGGGGCATCGATATAGGGGGCTGGCTTTCCAGCTTAGACGCTACCCGTGGCGTTTCTGCCATAAAAGGTACCGTCTCGCATAAACGCTCATACAGACATAACTGTAAGTTTGTTCCCGGTGATCCGGCTGAGATAGCCTTATCTGAGAACAAGGTCGATAGGACATCGTTTGTCCGTGACCTTTACAGTGACGTTCCACTCCCTAGACTGCCGAAATGGGATCCTTCTGCAACTTATCATAAGTTGTTGAATGCGATCTCTATTCTAAAGTCTATTAAATGTAGCTGAGTTTCTCAGCGTTTACACAAAGGAGCATTTTATATGCCTGCTGTAACTAACTTGACGCTTGCTGATGCAACGCCAACCAACCACTCCTATGTTCCGCAGTCGGCGACTGTTGGCCAGACTGTCCTCGTTAATAAAGAGGGCAATATCTACGCCGGCAATCCTCGATTGCAACTAGGGTTTTCACCCGCGAGCAAGTCTCGTGCGACCTCCAGAGTATCGATTAATTTCGACTTTCCTCTGGAACGCCAGGACGATGCTGGCAACTATTACGTTGCTGGTAATGCTCGCATGATCGTGGACATCGTGTCGCCAGATATCATGACTGCCACCGAAAAATCTGACTTTGCTGCTCTCATTGAGAGTATCTTTGCAGATTCGACGGTTCAAGGCTACGTCAGTTCTGACGATCCGATGTACTGATCATGGGTACTGTCGTACCCGGTTGGTTATCCTTTATTGCTATTGTGGTCTATTGTATTTCAGACCTTCTCAATAGCTCAGGGATACCTTTGAACCCCTAGTTATAGGAGTAAGAGGATGGCTGCAACGTCAGTTGAGCTACGCTGCGGCTCGAGCTTGAAGCTCGAGCTATCCACCACTATGGAAATTTGCAAACTTGTGAACTCACCTCGTGCTCTCACAGTCTTTTTGATGTGTAAGTACGAGGAGTTTGATCAGCTTGTTAGCCTTACAACGGACCCGAGTCGTTACGAGGACCCTGAGCATTTCGCTCGGGATTACCTCGTCTCGGAAATCCTTCGTAAGTCTCCCTTGCTGCCAACTACGTTTGACAGGGAAGCAGAAGCCATCGCCTCGTTTTTCGAGGCGGAACAACAGTGTGTATATGTTAATGACCGTCTCTGGTCTGGTAATAACCCAAATTGGGTGTCAGATCTTCAGAGAGAGGTGTATAACATACTAGGCCCCTTAACCCGTCGCGATTTAAATAATGTCGAAAGACATTTTCGCTTCGGGCCCGGGGCCACCACTGGAGTTCGTGGGACTGGCAGTGTTATGTCAGATAAGATCGATGCAGAGATGCATTTGACCGACAAGCTTGTACCCTTTGTAAAACAAATTATGGGCGAGCTATGGTGGCAACATCAGAGCAAGTTCGTAGTTGTGAAGGGAAATAAGTTTGCAACTGTACCGAAAACGGCTAAGACCGATCGCGGAATTTGCGTAGAACCAACTCTTAACAGCTTCGCGCAGTTAGGCGTTGGTAGCGTAATCCGTGATAAGTTGAAACGTTTCGGGGTCGATCTAAATGATCAGACGAAAAATCAGAATCTCGCACAGCGTGCTTGGAAAGATGGTCTTGCGACTATTGATCTAAGTGCTGCGTCTGATTCTGTGTCTGCATCATTGGTCCATACCATATTACCTTATGCATGGTTCGAGTTGCTCGATTTATTTCGTTGTGACTTCTCCTATGTTAAAGGGATGTGGGTTGAGTTGGAGAAATTCAGCTCTATGGGAAATGGATACACATTCGAACTTGAGAGCTTGATTTTCTATGCTCTTTGTCGTATGTGTGTTCCCATACACGACCATGGTAAGATTAGCGTTTACGGGGATGACATAATTGTCCCCCGTGAATATGCTGGCTTACTGATCGAACGCCTTGAATTTCTTGGTTTCAAGGTGAACAGGTCAAAGAGTTTCTTGGCAGGAAACTTCTTTGAGAGCTGCGGTGCCGATTTCTTTAAGGGTATCAATGTGAGACCCTTCTATCTGAAAGGAAATGGTGATATACCGTATTCCGTGCAGATAGCGAATCGGCTACGTCTATATGCACATCGACGCAACAATTTTGTTGGGTGTGATGCGCTCTGGCTTCCCCTTTGGAAAGCACTGCGAAAAACCGCTCCAAAAGAGTGGCGTAAAACGTGTGTGCCCCCCTCCTTTGGGGACCTTGGTTTCATTGTTGATGAGACTGAGGCGCGCCACCTTCCCAAACCCAAACATGGGTGGGATGGTAGACTAGCAAATATTGCGATGTATCAACCTGTTAAAAGAAGGAAGACCTCCTTCGGTAGGTTGTTACTAGCGTATTCGCAACAGCGGCCTTCCGGGCTTCTGATGCATCGTTATGACGATGTGCCAGATTCTTTCACGATGGGGTTTGAACCCGTACGTGGATGGCTCGGAAAGCTAAAAACCAAGCGTGTTCCAGTTATCTGGGACACAATCGGTCTTTACTGGGCGTAAAACCCCAGTGACTTTCCCCATTTGGGGGCGGTGAGGGTAGGGTCTCTACTCTCTGAA